CTTTTATTATGTAAAATCTTAGCTGAAGCTCAAGTTGTTGCTGTTAACTGCGATTTTGCTTAGGTAGTCTGCTGCGTTACCGAGCGATGATGCTTGGTTGCTTAGTTCCACATAACCGTAACGAGTCATGAAGCTTACTACTGGCTCGAATGTTTGTGGGTCTAGTACTGTACCGCTTGACATTAGTGGGATATATGGGCAATAGAACGCTGCTGCGTCTGTTTCTGTTGAACCTTTATAACCTACTAGTACGTCATCATTTGCTGCATACTGGTTTACGTATACACGCATTGTACCATTTAGTGTACCAACGAATTTTGTGTTTGTTGGTGCTTCAAATGGACCTTCAGTTGTTCTTGCGAACGCTGAAGTTGTTGCACTTTGTAGTACTGTTAGCATTGTTGGTGAAACAACTGCCCAGTTACCTGCGCCACGACGTGTACGTGCTGCAATTGTGTTTGCATTTTTGTTGATTAGAACTGCTAGTGCTGCATGTTCGTCACCAACGAAAGTTGCTGTACCACTTACACCTGCTTGGTTGTATGTGTCAGCTGCTGCGCCTGCTAGGCTTGTTAGCGATCCAATGATCTCTTGGTCAATTTCTGCAGTGATCTCTTGTGCAAGTGCTTGCATGATTTCTGCTTCAACGTCTAGACCATGCATTGCATTTGCATCTTGAGCTGCTTCAAATGTCCAACGTGCTGATAGCTTACGTGTTTTTGCTTCAACAGTTTGCTTTAGAACTTGAATGCTCATTTTTTTACCAGCTTCACCTTCTAGTGCGCTAGTTGCATCTGCAACACCAGTTGATGCGTTACCTGAGTAACCATTTGCAATTGCGAATGGACTTAGTGCTTCATCACCTGCGTTTACACCTGCTGCAGTTTCTGCATAACGTACACGTAGTGTGTGGATTTGACCAACAGGGCCTGTCATAGGCTGAACACCAACGATCTCGTTAGCGATAACTGTTGGCATAACACGACGAATTACTGGAAGAATAACTTTGTTAAGAGTTGCAATGTTGCCTGCACTTGTTGCACCAGTACTTGCAGATTCTGCAAGATAGTTTCTAGTGTTTTCAAGTGTTGTTTCCATTACTTTCTTTTTTGTTCCAGATAGACCGTCTGTTAGTGCGTCTTTGGTAGCTGACCAATTTTCGAATAGATTGTCTGCCATTTTCGGTCTCCTTAACTTATACCGGCTAATTTACGAAGGTTAACAATGTTAGTATCAACTGCAGCTTCTGCTACATTTGCTTTTCCACCAGTGATTTCTTTCGAACTTTCACTAAGTACCTTCTTAGTTTTTTGTGGTTTTGCATCTTCCTTCAATACTGATGGTAGATACTTGTTGAATGCTCCTTGAAGATCTGCTGTCTTAGTAGATTCAAGTAATGCACCCATGATTTCTTTTTGTTGCTTTGAAAGCGGTGCCATCATTTCATTCATGATTAGCTTACGCTCTGCTATATCTTCAGCAACACGTGCTTTACGTGTTGATTCAGTTAGCTGAACTTCTTTCTCTGCTACGGCTTTGTTTGCTTCATCAAGCTGTGACTTTAGATTGTCCATTGCTTTGTTTAGTTTTGCAACTTCAGTACCTTCATTTAGGTAGCTGCTCATAAACTCTGCTGCAAATGTTTCAAAAATCTTACGTCCAAATGTGTTTTCTTTAGCAACTTGGATGTCTTCTTTAAGTGTTGTTAGTTCATTCTTGATAGTATTTTCAAGGATACTTTCAACTTTAGTTGCAGCATTTTCAATGAACTTACGTTTAGTCTGCTCAATAACTTCTTTGCCTTCTTTGATCATTTTGACTTTTGCTTCAACTAGTGAGCGTTTGTCTTCATGAAACTCGTTGAGCTCTTTAGTAAGTTGTTCAAGTACAAAGCCCTCTAATTGGACCATGTTCTTGTCTTGTGCCTCACGGTCTTCGCGAAGTTCATTAATTTCTTTGCGAAGTGTTTCCATCACAAACTCGTCCAGAACAACAGCGTGTTCTTTCATGTGCTTGCGATACGCAACACGATCTTCTGCTACTTTAGCTTTGTCTGCTTGGAACTCTTCGAGTTCTTTTGCAATAACTTCGCCAATCATTGTGTCCATTGCTTCTACAATTTGCGCTTTGTCATTTTCATAACGTTGTGCAAATTCTTCACGTAGTTCACTCGCAACTTCCTCACGTAGTTCAGCTTGCTTAGTTTCCCATGCTTCGCTGATTGAAGATCTAACCTCTTCGGAGAGCGCACCTGAGCTTAATAGTTCATCAATTGAGTGAGCCATATTAATCTCTCCTATACTTTAGGTTGTTTATAAATTGTGTTACTTCTTCTTGCAAGTAACGTTGTGCTCTGTCGTCGTGCTTAACTGCAGAAGCAACATCCATTAACACATTACCCCTTTTATGATTCATAATTCTTTCATAAATTGGATCAGGGTAAGCGTCTGGAGCACTTGGATTAGCAACAATGTCTACAGTAATGATCTCGAAATCGTTCACAATACCTTCTTCATTTACGTTGCCACTACCTCTGCTTGACACGCCTAGTTTTACTCCGCTTTCCAATAAGGTTTTACATATATTTCCCATTGGAGTTGGAAGGATTTTAAGTTTGCCGATACCGTTTTTACCATCGATATCCATTTCTGTAATAACGTGGCTTACACGATCTAAATTAATGTTTAAATCGTCTGGGTGATCGGCTTCACCTAATACACTATATCCACCTTTGATTTTTTCATTGATTGCTTTAACAGCATTATGAATTTCATTGGCAGGATAGATTCTTTTGTTTTGGTTACGTACATCGCCTTCGATAAAGATACCTTTCATATACAGGCTTTTGCCACCGTTCCCATCATCTTGGGCTTCAGTGACAATGTTTGCCTGATTAAATGTTAAGTGTTCTTGTAGCGGTTTACTGTACATAACTTACTTCATTTCTCTTTTTGGTGCTGGAGCCGGCTTTGGATCGCCTGCTTCTTGTGGACCTGTTACGCCCATATCTTTAGCTGCTGGAGCTGTACCACCTTTTTCTTCTGAACCTGCGATATCTACTGGGTTACCTTCGCCTAGTGAATTGTCGCCTGGTCCTACTGGTGATTTTGCACCACTGTCTTCGCCATTTGGCATTGACACGTTGACTGCTTTTAGTTCAGCGCCTTCTTCGACTGCTTCGTATGCAACTTCTTCTTCCATTTCTGGTTCCATTGCTTCTTCGCCTTCGTCGTCGCCTTCTTCAGCTTCGTCGCCCATTAGATCAGCAAATGCTGCACGTAGTTCTTCAATTGCGTCTTCTACGTTTGCTAGTGCTTCTTCTGCTTCTGGCGCTTCATCTGCTTCGATTTCGCCTTCGCCATCGTCCATGCTTACTGCAAGATCCATAGCTGCTTCATCGTCGCCCATGTCTTCGTCGTCATAAATTTCTTCGCTTTCGATTTCGTTTTCTGCTGACTCAATGTCATCTAGGAAATCTTCTTCAGCATCGTATGAATCGATGCCTTCTTCAACGCTGTCTTCGTCAACGTCATATGTTTCGTCTAAGTCGTCTTCTTGAATATCTTCTTCAACTGATTCATCACTCTCTGTTAGTGATGCCCAGTGATTTTTTGCTTTCTCAACAAAAACATCGTGAAGAAGATCTGATGCCTTCTCACGTTCTTCGTTAACAAGATACTCAAGGACTTTTACTAGTGAATCCTTGTGATTGCTCATTTGTATATCTCCTTAAAATATTGTCAGGCTTACCAATTTGGTTTACAGTTTTATTTAGTAACCAAGACGTTTTACCATGTAAAAAGGGTGTAAAAACGGTACTTTTTGACTGTGCCTGCCAAAATAAGTACTTTATTAGATTAAATTTTTATGAAAGGTCGCCTGAATCAGCAGGTTGTCCATAAATTTTTCTAACTCTATCCGTTCTTGTTGCGTGTTCAATATTATGAACCTCACGCTGTTTACGTAGTCGATTAATATGTTTTAATGTTAATCTACTGCGTCTAACATCGTCTATATCACGATTGTTATACTCATCATCTTCTGCTTCGTAATACTCTACTAAAAATTCATTACTGCGCATTTGGTGTTCCTCCTGCAGGTGCTGCGGCTGGTGCTGTTGCATTTTCTGCACCGCTAATCGGCGACTCGCCACCTTCTGTATCGCCTGCTTCTAAATCTCCTACGTCTGGGACGTCACCCATACCGTCATTTACATCAAAGCCACGTACACCAACACTACCTAGTCCAGGTGTCGCATCGCTGTCCGGTGTTGTTCCACTTTGATTTTCTTCTTCCCACATACGTTCATTTTTTAGGATTTCGTCTTCGCTCCATCCTAGATATTTTTCAAGTATAAAGCGTCTGCTCAAGTACCCAACTCCTTCAAGTCCGCTAAACACATTAGCACGGGCAGCATGTACTTCAATTTCTTTGTACTCGCTAAAGCTCTGTGGTTCCACAAACTGTAGTTCAAAAATACTACTGTCAATGTTGATACCTCTGTTTTTCATAAACAGTTTAAACTCTTTGTCAAACACAGGACAAATAATTTTTTGTAGTCTCTGACAGTATTGATTGAATCTGTATTCTTGAATAAATGCTGTGCCTACTCTGCCGTCAACATAAGTTGCTGTTCCATCATCTGGACCAGTTGGCAAATAAGAACTAGGAACACGTAGTGCTCTTAGCATTTTATTTGTAAAGTAACGCAAGTCATCGATTTGACCTAAGTTGTCACCGCCTGGTAACACTTCAACTTTTGAACCACGTCCTTCTGCAGTTTGTGCAAAGAAGTAGTCTTCCATAATTGATAGTGGATTGTATGCAGCGTCCATAATAGTTGTACCGCCACCTGTTTTACTTGGAATACGTTTTTGGTGAATTTCATTTTTAACACGTTCAACAAACCCCATTGCTTTGTTTGGAGGCATGTTACCTACATCAACATAAAATACTCTGCGTTCAGGAGCACGTTGTACACGGTAAATGATAATACTATCTTCTAGTAGTTCTTTTTGTTTATAAGTTTTGAAGATAGGATCAAGTATACTTGCACCAAATGGGAAGTCGCTGTCCATTCCTTCTGTAAGTGCAGCATGAACTATGTGTGTTGCATCAACGTTATATTCTTGTATGTTGCCCATGCTATTGTTATAGTCTGCACTACCTGCACCATAACCGCTGCGGTCCATTGCTTGTCCACGCATCATACTATTAACAGTACCATATGTTTGACTGTGTTGCACAGGCTCACTTACAGTTTTATTTTGCATGTTTAAATCAATGTTCTTTAAGACATATTGCTCTGGTTCTTTGCCTTTAGCTTCATTGATAATAACTTTAGTAACATCAACAGGGTTAACATAATACAACTCCCAAGTTTCTGGATCACGGATAAAAAACTGATCTCCGTATTTGATACTGTTACGGAAAGTTTTAAATAGCCTTTTATCCCAGTCTTGTAAGTTACACCATTGACGTAGTGTTTGTTCAAGGATTTTTGTTTCGCTTTCTGTAGCATCGCTTGTGTAATTTAAACTAAAAGGTAGTTCTGTACTTTGATCTAGCTGTGTGCTAAATTCAGAAATAATGTCTAATGCAGCATTAACTTCGCTGTCCATATCCATTTGGTCATACTGTGCGTATCTTTCAACACGGTTGGGTTGACCGCTATATACTTCAGGTAGCCAGCTTTGAAAGCGACTAGCAGTGCTAGGCTTTGATGCAGTGGCTTCTTGCCCTTGGTATACTGTAAAGTGTTTTTTCC